GTGCTTGACGGCGTTGTCGATGAGGTTGGCGACCACCTGGTGGAGCCGCTCCACGTCCGCGTAGGCCGTCAGGTCCAGCGCGCCCGCCGCATCCTCCGGGTCCGCGAAGGTCTTCGCGGCGAGCGCCTCGACCTTCGCGGCGACCGCGCTGCGCGTCGCCGCCGCGGCGCGCTCTCGCTCGGCGGCGAGCTGCTCGGTGAGTCGCTCCGCCTCCGACTTCTGCGCGTCCTCCAGCTCCTTCGCCTTCGCGGCGAGCGGCTCCAGCTCCCGCACCTTCGTGCGGTGGCCAGCGGCCTCGCGGCGGAGCTTCTCGATCTCCCGGCGTGCAGCCTCCGGATCGGACCAGGGGTCCGTCCTGCCGTCCGCCTCCGGGGCGGTCTCCGGCTCCTGCGGCTGGGGCTCGACCTGCTCGGCCTGGATCTCTTCGGGCATGGCTGTGTCGCCCTCCTGGGGCTGAGAAAGGCCGCCACCGGGGCGGCCGTCGAGGGTGGGTCAGTGGGAGCCCGGCAGCGGATGGCTGTCGTGCTCAGCCAGCGCCCGCCGGAACAGGCGGAGCTGGTCACCCGGGCGGCCCGCCGCGTACTCCTGGTACAGGCGGTCCCACTCGGAAGCGTGCGGGGACAGCTCGAACCGCTGCCCTCGGAAGACCGGGACGATCGTGCAGTGGCAGTTGTTGTGGAACTTCACCACCGACGCGTCGCCGGAGAATCGGTCATTGGCGTCTCGGCCTGCGGTCTGCGCGTCCTTGTACACCGCGCCACGGCTGGCCATCAGCTTGCAGAAGAAGCAGCCCCCGAGGGCGGCAGCGCGGGCGTAGGCGACAGCCTCCCTGTCCTGCCGGACGGCCTGCCGGACGGTCTGGCGCCCTTGGTCGGCGACCAGCTTCTGGGCGACGCCGTCCGTCAAGGTGAAGGCCGTCTCCAGCCGAGCCTCGATCGGCTCCTGACGAGCGGTCTCGCCGGAGGGTGCGGGCCAGAGGTCGCGTGTTGCCCAGCGCAGGGAAGCCTCGGTCTGCTCCTCCGGCGGCGCGTCGGCCACCGGCACGGTGAACGGCCCCCGGACCGCAGCGGCGGCGCGCTGGGCGTCGTACCACTCCGCCCCCAGCGCGGACGATGCGCTCCCGTACTGCCCGATCAGGGCGTGCACGGCAGCGATCCAGTCCGGCATCGCCTGGCGGAGTCGCGTCGGCACCAGAAGGCGCCGCGCGCTTCGCAGGTCCCGCAGTAGCAGCCGGGTGAGCCCCCGCTGCGCGGCGCGGTAGCGGTCCGGGTCTCGGCCGCCGTCAGAGACCGTCGAGGCCATCGGGCACCTCCACCGCCTCCGGCGCGCCCGTAGGGGCGTCGCCGAGGGCGGCCAGGCGGTCCATCAGGCCCTGACCCGTCGAAGCGGCTCCGGCCCTGCGGCGCTCCGACTGGACCCGCTGTCGCTGCTCCTCGGTGAGGCCCGCCATCTCCAGCACCACGTCGCCGTCCGCCGGAAGGATGCCTGCGCCGACCAGCTTGACTGCGGCGTCGGTCGCGGCCGCCACCGTCGGCGTGGCCGGGTTCCGCCACACCGTGTCGATACGACGGGCCTTGTCCGGCGGCTCTCCGTCCCGAACCCACAGGGCGAGGCGCATCGCGTCTCGGTGCGTCGCACCGAAGCGGCGGATGCGCCGCTCCGCCTTCTTCACCAGCATCGCCTCGGAGGAGCGGATCGCGTCTGCGGAGGCCGGGTTGTCGCTGGTGTAGCCAAGCATGTGCGGCGGCAGCCCGAGCTGCGTCGCCATGATTCGCGCGTACAGGTCGATGATCCGCGTCATGCCGGTCGGGTCGTGCGCGGCGAACTGGCCGACAGTCGGGACGTTGCCGTCCTCGTCGCGCTCCATCGCCAGCACCCGGCCGATGTACGTCTCCCACGCCGACTTGGTGTTGCCGTCGGCGTCCTGGAAGGCGCCCTCCGAGGCGCCGAGGATGTACCTCTGCGGCGCCCCGAAGAACTCCGCGGCGACCTCCATGCCCATCAGGCGCCGGCACGCGGCATCCGTGATCGACATGACCTCGGGCGTGATCTCCGACTTGCCGATCCGGTCGGCGGTGCGCTGGCGGTTCGCCATCCGCAGGACCGGCACCATGCCCAGCCGGTGCACGTCCCGGTCGTAGACCTCCCAGCCACCCTGGACCTCGACCGCGTGGATCGTCTGGTCCGGCAGGTACAGGGTCGCGATCCGCTCGCCGTCCTCCACCGACTCCCGCAGGGCCGCCGTCGCGATCCGCAGCCGCGCGTCCCAGAACAGCGTCATGTCGAGCGGCGACTCGTAGGTGATCAGCGGCGGCATGTCGCCGTCGCCCGACCCGACCGTCACGTACTCCCGGCCGTAGGTCAGCGCGTCCAGATGCGCCAGACTCGCCTCGTCGTACAGGTCGTTCGCCTCGGCGATCTCCGCCAGGTCCGCGCTGTCCGAGCCGTCGGCCCAGCGGAACGCCTCCAGATCGAGGCGCTGCTCCAACGCCTCCACGCCGATCCTCGGCCAGCCGATGACCGTGTGCAGCCCCTTCAGCTGCGGCGGGATCGAGATACCGAGGTCGCGGACGAGCTGCCCGCCGTTGAAGTACGCGTCGAGCAGCTCCAGCTTGAACCGCTGGCTGAGCAGGTCCGAGCGCAGCGCCGTCATCAGGTTCGTCTCGTCGTGCGACAGCGTCAGCAGCGGCAGATCAGGGATCGTGGTCGTCATCGCAGCACCACCACCCTCCCCTTGCCTCGCACCCGCGAGCGCTTCGCCCACGACGGGCTGTTCAGGACCATGCGGCGCAGCATCCGCGCACCGATCGCGCACACCGCCAAGTCGATCTTGCGGGCGGACTCGCGGTGCTCCTTGCCGATCGTGTAGCCCCACCGGTTCGTCCGGCGGCGGGCGTTGCCGATATGACGCCGCAGCTCCCGGCTCCCGTCATGCGTGAGCTGACGCTCCAGCACGTCCCGGTAGAAGCGGTCGACGCCCTCCGTGAAGACCTGCTGATTGCGCGGGTCACGCATGTCCCACAGGACCGCATGCGCCCGCGGGCCGGACGTCACGGCCTTCAGCTTCAGCCGCTTGCCGTACCGCTGCGCCCACGCGTCGATGAACCCGTCCCAGTACCGCTCGCCGTCCGCGTCATCCTGGCCGGCGCCCGGGTCGGCGAAGAACGCGAGGGGCTTGTACCGCGCGAAGACCTGCTCGACCACGCCGTCCACCTCCTCGCGAGGAACCCGCCACGGCCTGTTCTCCGGCCAGCCCGCGGGCCGCTGCCACACTCCGAGCTGCACGACGTGCCCGTCCGACAGGCGGCAGCCCACCAGGGCGGTCGCGTCATCGCTCTTGGAGCCGTCGAAGAAGAGGGCGACCTCGTCGCCGTCCTCCAGGGCGATGCCCTCGTGCGGGCACGCGTCCCATTCGTAGGGCGCCAGGTAGGCGTCCTCGGCCGCGACGACCTGGTTGAACCAGAAGCGTCGCGAGCGGGACGGCGGGTTCCGCACGTCGAGGATCGACGCCTTCAGCCTGTCGATGTCCAGCCACGTCGAGTCGCCCCGCACCGCCCGCAGCGTCGGCTCGATCCACTCCGCCGTCAGTAGCGCCTCAGCGGGCGCCTCCAGCGAGTCGTAGAACAGGCCCGTGTCCGTGCTCCGCCCGGCCTCCGCCGACTCGAACGCCTCCCGCGTCCGCTCCGCCACCGAGTCCTCGCCGGGCTCGTAGGCGTTCGTGTTCGCCAGGGTGCGGGACTGCCCGTCCGCGCTCTTGGTCGCGTTGCGCTCGATGACCGCGGCCATCTCGTGGCCCTGGTTCGACTCCAGCCAGTGGTGGGTCTCGCCGAGGTTCACGGCCGTCGGTCGGCCGCCCTCCAGCGCGCGGGGCGACGAGGTGACTGCCTCGATGCGGGCCCGGCCCTTGTCGGCGTAGATGATCTCCTTGCCGAGGTCGATCCGGTACTCCTCGATCGCCCGCTTCGTCAGGATCGACGGGAACAGCGTCATCGTGTTCCTCGTCTGGTCCTGCGACACCGCCGCGATCTGCACCCATGCCGCCGGATGCTGCACGCCCAGCGGCTGGCCGGCCGGGACGCCCCACTCGTTGCCCTCGTCCGCGACTTCGCCGAAGCGGCAGGGGCCGACAAACTCGAAGGCCGACCAGGTCGCGATGAGCGGGTCCTTGCCCCAGCCCTTCAGGCGCTGGATCACGCCGTCGCGCCACAGGAACCGGTTCGTGGCCCTGTCCAGCGCGTACCACCACAGCGTCAGGCGGGCCTGCTCCGGCGTGTACTGCCACGGCTTGCCCACGTAGTGCTGGAGGTACGTCGCCGTCCAGGCGAGCGCGTGCCAGCCGAGCGTGTACTCGGGGAGGGCGAACCGGCCGTCCGGGCCCCGGCGCCAGGTCGGGCCGACGATCGAGGGCTGGACGACATCGGGAACCTCAGCCCGAGGCGAGGTCACGGTACGCGTCCAGCGGCTTCACCGGCGCCAGCGTCGGCCCGGTCCTCTTCCGCTCCAGCTCGATCCGGGCCCGGCGCCGGTCGCCCTCCGTCGTCAGCAGGCTCCCCATCACCGAGTTGAGCGCCGCCACGTACTGGCCGTTCGGCGGCCGATCCGACGACAGGCCCCGCGACATCAGCTCCGCCGCGTACCGGGCCATGGCCCAGTCCGACGGCTGATAGAACGCCGCCTGCCCGGACTCCTGGAGGGACAGGTACCAGTCGGTGGCGATGGGGTGCCACAGCGGATCCGGCTCCGGCAGGTCCGGCAGATCAGCTGGCGGCCCCGACGGGGCCTTTGCGATCGAGTCCTTCTCGTGCTTCGAGCGATGGCCCATGCGCTCCTCGGAGCGCTTTGCGATAGGTCCACGAGCGCCCATGACGACCTCCAGGGTCCAAGGCGCCACCAGGGCGCCGGGCGGGATATTCAGCACCCCGCCAGGTGCGCCACCAGGGCGTCAGGCCAGCGAGGTCAACCGATCCGCCGCATCCGGCAGTTCGGCAAGTTCCAGTGGCGTACCGGGAACCCGATCGCCCACGATCATGTAGCGGCGGTCCGAGTACATCTCGACCGCCAACTCCCCCCGGCGGATACGCCGACCATGTGGCACAGCGCCGCGGAACCACAGATGCAGTCCGGCGCCGGAGCAGCCGCGCTCCATGTACGTCGGAGGCAGCGCGTCCACGATCCGCTGCGCCCACGGCAGCACCCGGCCGTCCTCGACCGCGTGGTCCAGGTCGACGACGACGATGCCGTCGCCCGCTGTCAGCACGAACCCGAGACCGTCGCCCGTCGACGAGGCATCCGCCGCCGCGAAGTCCGACCACGACGAGGGGTCATTGACCGAGGCGAAGCGACCGTCCGTCCGCAGCGGGACCTTGTCCTTGTGCCGCACCCACCGCGGGCGCGACGTCAGTTCCGCGGGGATCCGGGACGCCCGCTCTACCGCGACCTGCTCCCGCTCGGCCCGCCGGCGCTCTCGATACGCGGCCTGCCTGCACGCCGACGAGCAGAACCGCGCGTCCGCCCGAGCCAGCAGCGGCATCGGGCCCGCACAGCGCCCGCACTCCGGGCGGCAGATCGTCGAGGTCATGACCTCATTCTAAGGGTGGCGCGTTACGACTACAGCAGCTTGACCTGGGCTGTTACCGATCTGCGACGGTAGGGTCAGGCAGGGGCCTGGCCCGCCGGCCACGCATCACCGCAGGTCAGCGACCTAGGAAACCCGGGCGGGATGTCAGGCTGTCTCTTATACACATCTGACGCTGCCGACGATACTCCTTGTGTAGA